ATTTAGTTGAGTCACCAGTTTTAGCAAGTTCTTCTTTGCTTAAAGGTCTGAGTGAAGCTAAACCAACATAGCCTGGGTCAATACAAAGAACTGCTGCATCACGCATGAAACGGTCAAGTTTCACAGTGTGGTTACCGAAGTCAGAAACATAAACGTCTGCTGCACCAGTAATAGTTGCTTGTGTTTTAGATTGTACGTCTACAAACTTAGTAGCAATACCACTAAAACCAGAGAAACGTGATTTGTTAGTTGCTGACATAAGGATTGTTGATGGCTCGCCACCGTCTGTCCAAGCTAATTGTAAAGCTGACTTTAAGTCTGCTTCGATAAACGTAACTGCTGTGCCGTCTGTAGGAGCTGCAACTGTACCACCTGAAAAGCCAGGTGTTGTACCTGATGTAGAACCTGTAGCTAGTACTCGGTTAGTAATCCAAGATTCCATACCTGCTGATGAACGAGCTGTTGCTGCGCCACCTGCTGAAGAAGCCTGGTTACGTACGATAGCAAACTCCATATCCCTCTTCATTTCCTTACCGGCTTTCATAAGTTGGTAAGCAACTTCAGACTTACGACCATACTTACGTACTACGTCATAGGTGTTTGAAATTTGAACTGTTTTGCGTGAGATTTGAGTATAGTTACCTAATACTGTTGTTGCTGCTAATGTTGCGTATGAAGCGTCATCACCTTCAACTTGTGCATTAGTAGCTGCTGCTGCTAAAGCATCTGTTTGCCATTGATGAAAAGTTTGCCCTGCTGAAGACCTCTTTGCCATTGATAACAATGGTGTGTCTTCTGGTGAGATGTCAAAAATCACATCTTCAAAAGATTCTGCTATACCTTTACCGGTATAACTATTGGTTGCTGATACTGCCATGATTATGGTTTCCTTTTAAATTAAAGCATATTTTCTATAAGTTTTGTAGCTGCGTCTGACTTACCTGTCTTACGTAATTGCTCACGTAATTGACGGTGGTTAGAGTTAGCTTCCGCTTTAGTATCTTTAGACCCAGGTTTCACTACTGGCTTAGCGTTTGATACTTTTTTCTTCACAACTGAATTTTGTTGTAGTTTGCGCCATTGCATAGCGTCATGCAGAACCTTTACGTGACGAGGGTCAACAATTGAGTTGAGTTCGGCATCAGAAAATCCATAGTCCTTGCCAGTAGATAACAATGCTTGGTTAGTCTCAGGACTCCAATTTGGTATCTCTTTTGCTAGGATTTCTTTTCCCTTTGCTATCTTCTCAGCCATCAATTGCGTTTGCTTTTGAACGACTTGTTGCTTTTTGGCTTCAAACTGTGAAACGAGTTGGCTACGTTCTTGCTGTAGTTGGTTGTATGTAAAGAAAAGTTTTTGCGCTTCCACAAAGTCATTATCAGACAATTGATTCCAATTCACGTTAGCATATTGGTTCAGTTGTTGGTCTAATGATGTGATTTTTGCTACCTCTTCAATTAACACATTGTTAAGTTGCATCTGTTCGTGAAAGGCTTGCTCTTGAGCTTTTATACTCTCAGCATATACTTCTAGCTCTTTACGTTGTTCTGCGACTTGTTGTGTCTTTTGCGTGTAGTCTAAGCCTTGTTGTGCTAATGCTACGACTTCGTCTAGTGGCTTCTCAACATCTTCACCATTGACTTTAAGTTTAAGGAGAGCAGGAACTTCATCTTCCGACTGTTCTTCTTCCTCAGCTTGGTCATCTGGGTCTTCTGTTGCTTCTTCTGATTCTACTTCTTCAGTATCCTCAGCATCAGCTTCTAGTGGTGCTTGTTCTTCTTCGTCTTGAAGTTCAGGTGGTTTAACATCTGACTCAACACTATCACCTAGCATAGCCTCTAATCGGCTTTGTGGTGACTGTTCTGCGACTTGGTCACTCATAGTTTTGTTTCCTTGAAATTAGACAATAAAAAAGCCTACCGAAATAGGCTTTAAGTGGGTTTGTCCTTACCCAAATACTTTAAATCTTGGCTTATCCGTTTGGATAGCTGCTAACTTACCTGTGGTCATCACGTCAGTAAGTTGCTTGTTAATTTGGTTTAGTAATTGTAGTGCGATAACTAATTTGTTGTGGGTCTTCTCATCACCTAGTGGACTGTTAGCCATACTAGAAATAAGACTTTCACGTACCTTATCCATAGCTTCTTTGTATAGAGGGTTATCTAATATCTGTGTTGCTTGTTCACCACGTTTAACTTCTTCTAGTGACTTATCCGCCATATATCATTCCTTGTTGAGCTTTGATTTGTGCGATAGCTAAATCTGTCTCTGCTTTAAGTTGAGCCTTGAATCTTTCTAACTCAGCTTGTGCTGCTATCTTTTCACGTTCAATTATAACATCATTCTGTGAACGTACTTGCTCTTGTTGTAACTGTGCTTGTGCTTTCTCACGCTCAATCTGTAACTGACCTTGCACCATAATCTCTGCTTCAGATGGTTTGTCTTGCTGACCTTCTTGTTCAGGTGTAGTAGATGGGTTAGTCCAGAACTCTTCAGGGTTCTTAAAGCCTGCGTTCTGTGTAAGTTTAGCTAGTGCGTTGTATATCTTTTCTGGTGATGTAAGACCTATTTGGATAGCTTCTTTTTGCATATTCAAGATAGACATGAGATGTGCTAACTGTTGGTCTTTATTACCTGCACCTAATCCTACAGAGATAGATAAATCATTACGGTCTTCCCATTCTCTAGGGTCTACTTCTACCCACTTGTTACGCATACGAACAATGTCAGGTTTAGTAAGCGTAGTTCTCACAAGTCTGTGAACAAGTTTAAATAGTTCTTTAACACCTGTTTCTGCAAATGTTCTAGCTACTAACTCAATACGTTGTTGAGACGCATTCATAATCTGTGCTACACCGGTAGCTGTCTTGTTTAGACTGTTAGCATCTAAGCCTTGATTGTAAGCTGTAACACCTGTTCTCTTTTCTTTCATAGAGTCCATGTATTCAACCATACCGAATGATGATGCTGGTAGTGGTGGATGTGATAAAGGCATAATGCCTGAGCCTGGGTCACCTTCTACACGAACAATACCACCTGGACGTGATGTAAGCATATCGTCTAGGTTTACTCTATCTGAGATAGCATAACGACCATTGTTAGCTAGATACATATTATCTAACTGACCACGAATAAGGGTAGACTTAATTAACTGAATGTCCATAGTCAAGTCAGCATAAGAACGACCAATATGTCTATGTGGCATTATCATTGGAGTGATACATGCAAAAGGAACAACCTCAGTCTTTTCTTTATAAAGAACTGTGTTGCCTAAGATAACTACTCTATGACGTTCACCATCTATTTTAATATAAGTGTCTTTAACTAATGCTTCACCTGACTCAATAGCTCTATCGTATTCTTCATCATAGATATCACGTGCATTAGACTCTTCTTCAAACGTATCACGAAGGTCTGACATAATAGACTTGATGTATTCTAGTGGCTTATTAAATGCCTTTGCAATGTCAGCTAACTGCATCACTTCTCTATGTTGAACAAAGCGTGCATCTTTTAGATTAGGACCAGTAACTTCTACAGACACCATAATGCTTTCAGGTGCTACGTTCTCAATCTTAATCTCTGTCTTCTTTTCTGTAACCTTGAGCTTAACATCATGTAACATAGGTTGCATAATAGTAGCAGGGTCTACACCATTCATCATAGCTTGCTGATAAATAACATCCATGTTGACAGTTGGGTCAGGATAGCCAGTATGCTCTAACACTTCTGTATTCTCATCTGAAGCCAACATCTGTAGTTGTGCGTCAGTTAAACCTTTGTAATCGTATTCCTCTACTTCTTCTTCATCTTCAGAATAAACTTTTACATAGCCATTCTTAGAGAGTAGTGCGTCTTTAAACCATACATAGAATGTCTTAAACCCTTCGTTCTTTTCCATAACGACATGGTTAATGTAATCTGTTTCTTGCTCTGCTGCGTCTTGGTCTTCAGGACCTTTAGGGTCAAACTGAACAACCTTATCACCAGCTACAAAGACTTTTAAGAGTTGTGGTAATGCAGCTTCAATCGTATCTTGTACGTCATAGCTAATTACTTGTGAACGACCTTCCTCTTCGTTACCAAAAGGTTGACCTAGGTAATAGTCAATTGCATCTGCTCTATCATTAGATAGTGAAGAGTCATTGACACCATAAGCCATACTCTCTTCAAGTTCTACCTGAGCTATGATTTCCATGTCTTGTAACTTCATTAAACAATCCCTCTAGTATTATATTGTATCTTCTCTTTAGACCATGATTCGTTCTTCATAGCTTCTATAGAGGTACATAAGTATCTGAATGCGTCTGCTCCATGGCTGTATTCATCATGCAATGGCGCACCAGGTTCGTTGGTTGCAGAGTTTATACTTCTGCGATAATTCTTTAAACACTCAACAAGTCTTTGTGCTGACTTATCAAAGTATATACGGTGGAAGTTCATACGTGCTAACTTAATACCAGACTCTATGTCTGCTTTAGGCACGATACGAATATCCCATCCTAACTTCTTCATAATCTCTTCTGCTGATATACCATGCTTAAAGTCTTTAGACTGTCCGTCATGTGGTAAGAACATTGTACCCCAGTTATAGGATAAATTCTTTAGTTGTGCAGAATAACTATCTAGTGTTCTGTGGTCATCTTCTATGTAACCAATGACTCTTAAATCTGATATACCCTTTTGGCATAGGATAACTGACATGCTATCATTCCAACCTAAGTCCATTACTACATGAACTTTCATCATAGGGTCATAAGGTACAGTTGTGATACGGTTACCTTCTTGTGCTTCACGTATCTCGTTAGAGTATATAGCACCATCTACTGCTGCCTTACAATCACCTTCCCAGATGTTTGCATAGTCAGGGTTAGTCTTTTCACTATGTAGACGTTCTATCTCTAGGACTTCAGGAAACCAAGGATTGTCAGTATAGTTTACTTTAACTACCTTAGCGTTATCCGGTGGTTCTATTACAAAGCGTTTATATGTATCGTCTGTATCTATGTTAGGGTTAAATGATACCCATATCTCTGAATCAGGTTTACGTATTGTAGGTATTAAAATATCCCACGATTTCTTTGATACTGTTTGTGCCTCTTCCACCCAGACAATATCACATCCTTCAAAAGACTTAATGGACTCCACAGTATTAGTAGCCAACCCAGTAAAACTGAACGTGCTACCGTTAAGACCACGTATTTCTGCTTCAAGAACTTCATAGAAAGCTCCTAGACCTAATGCTTGTATTTGGTCGTTAAGTAATGTATGTACTGATTGTTTGATACTGCGTTGTATTTCTCTGGCACATAAAACACGTGTTGTCTCATTAGCTGCTTTTATAAGCAATGCCCTTGCCATAGACCAAGACTTACCTGACCCTCTACCACCGTATGCTACTTTGTAACGGTGTGGCTCAAATAGGAAGTTTAGTTTATCAGGAAATGTTGCTATCGTCTGGTTTGACAAATAGTATTCCTATTCCACTAGGTAAGTTAGAACCATCTGGTCCTGTTAATTCTTGAGTAGCTACTGATTTACCATCTATGCGGTCAAAGACTTCTTTGATAGCTGATACATCACCACTCTCTGCTTTAGCTACTAATGCTTCTGTAACATTACGTAATCTAATAGCTTCTTCTTGCACTAATACACGTCTAAGTGTATCTGCTGCTAACCTATTGATTTTACTAGAGTGAGTG